ATGACTGTACAGCAGTATATATGATGTCTAATTGGGAATCTAGTAGAGGAGCAAAAGCAGAATATCACCTTGCGAAAGCATTGGGGCTTGATATTTATTATGAAGCACCCCTTCCAAAAAAAAAAAAATAATTAAAATATAAAGGAAACAATTATTATGAGCGAACTGTTATATATTATGAACCCAAATTGCGGCTGGTGTAAGAAATCAGACCCTGTGGTTCAAGAATTGGTTAGTATGGGTCATATGATAACAACACTAGATGTTTCTAGTGCTGATGACAACAAACGAGCAAACGAAGTAAAGGCAAAATATAATGCACAATGCGGAACACCGTTGTTTATTGATGCTGATACTGGAAATATGGCTTGTGGTTATAGAGAAAAGGATATATTGGAAAAATGGGCGAAGGGAGAAAAAATTCCTCAACCACCACCGCGACAGCCACAACAAAGACCACAGCAGCAGCAAGTTCAGCAGCAGCAAGTTAATGCTCATGTAAAATCAGAACTTCTTTTTAGGGCTTGGCAGGAAGCAAAACAATTTTTTACTGATAAGATAAATTTTGAAGAAGGTAAATCAGGTAAAAAACAATTAAAATTTCCTACCGAAAAAGAAATAAGTTCTCTGGCAGAAAAAATTTCCCAGTTTGTTCAAAAAAACTCTTGACAAACAGTATAATTGTAATACATATAGATGAGAACAGTGTGTTCTCGTAGTCATACATACATCACACATACATAAAGGAGAATTATTATGGCAAACCCTTACGAATTACGATACGACATTTATCAAAATGCATCACAAAGGCTGATGGACAAGTTTTATCAAGACCATACAATATGGCAGGATTTTGATTGTTGGAAGAGAGACCAAGAAGCAGATGGTAATACTGTTACTTCTGTTTGTTCTGTAAAAATTCGACCAGCATTTCCTACTCATGAAGAAATTCTTGTAGAGGCTGAAAAAATCTACGATTTCGTTCAAAAAAACTCTTGACAAACAGTATAAGTGTACTATAATATAGAAAATAAACAAGGGAATATGATGTGACGGTGAACATCTGTTGATTCCCAAACAAAAATCACCGAGGAAACTGGAGTATAATTTATGAAAACTCTCACAAAGAAGCGTAAGGTAATTAACTATCTTACAAACGGAAAAAAAAGAACTTTGACGGCTGCTCAGGCAAAGTCAAGGTTTGGTGTTGCTAATCTACGAGCAACCATTAGTGATATTCGATACACTGTGGAAGAATTTGGTAATTGGGAAGTAAACACCCAAACCACTCGTACAGGTAAGACTGCATATTCTATTGTTGATACACATCCAGGTCGCCGTTCATATCGTTTTGATAAAAGCGGTAAGCGACATATGATTTAATTAAATTAGTTGTTTGTTGTGTTTTCTGGTGATGGGGGAAACCCTATTGCCAGATTTTAAAAAGTGAATAAAAATGTGCAGGGGTCATGTCCTGTGCAAACTCCGTGACTGAACAAATTTTCGTCATGCGGATTAAAGTATACGATTCCCTGTAGTGGGGTGGAAGACGGCCAAGAGGTATATATTCCAGTTAGGTAACTCTGACAGTTGTAGTGCGAGTAGGGTAATTAATCATATTAGTTGACCTCGAAAGTTGCAGGTATAATATAGTCCTGCCGGAGTACAAATGATTGCGTTCTTGCTGAAAAGTAAAGGCATTTGTTGACACCTTCGGGTGTGAAGATGATGTAAGATTCATTACAGTGTAACCCATACGGCCTTGTGGGAAGAACGATTATGTGAGGGTAGGGAATTGTGTTATACATGAAACCCTACCCTTTTAGATATACATATATTGTATAAATTATTTAAGGAGAATACAATGGAACTGAATGAACAAATAATCCGTGGTCTGAAAGCAAAACTTTTATATGAATCTTGTACATGTACACCTAGTGATAAGTGTGAATGTGACAGAGTAATGGAAGATATTGTTGTTGCGAACGAATGGATTTCTTCCCTTGAAGGTGAAGCACAAGATTGTTGCGATGATGTTTAATGGAAGGAAAACATAGTGCAGGTAAGGGCAGTAAGTATCGTCCGGTAGACCAAAATAAATATAATGAGAATTGGGAACAGGCGTTTAGAAAAAACAAAAAGAAAAAAACTAATAAAAGAAAGAATAAAAAATGAGTGAAATTAAAATTGTTCGGTTACAGACAGGTGAAGAAATCATTGCAAAATGTAAGGAAAATAAAGATTCGGTGGTCTTGAAAAAGATGGCTATTATTATTCCTGCGGGTCAGGGTAGAATTGGACTTTCTCCGTTTTTACCCTATTGTGATATTCCTGATGAAGGAATGACATTTAATAAGAAACATGTTATGTTCATAGTAGACCCTGTTTCGGAATTTATAAATGAATATAATACAGCATTTGGTAGTGGTTTGGTTGTACCAGATTCGGGAGTTGTTGGTGCTGTTCCTGATTTGAAACTTACAACATAATAAGAGATATAAATGGCAAAACAAACTATACAACAAGATGCACATGTTTCAAATATCAAAAAAATAGGGAAACCTAGAACATCAAAAATATTTAGAAAAAAAGGTAACAAACCTTCTGTAACTTCAAGAAAAGGTAATGGTAAACGAATTAAATAATCTACCTCTGCAAATTCAAATACAATAGGAGATAATGATGAGTGAAAATGAAGTTTTATATTTTATTTTGGGAATAATTAGTATGTTGGTACTATGGTTTGGTTTTATGATGTTATGTGTAATTTTTGAAAAAGATACGACAAGAGGCTTTGATGAGTGGTTGAATATGTATGAGAGTATGGATTCAGAAATCCCAAATAAACATTCTCCTAATATACTTTTGGGTGGTGATAGTGCATATTGTTTTATTACAGGAAATTTTATTGGTGCTGATGTTATTGACAATGGTGATGCAAAATATACAAAAGAATTTGATTCTTGGGTATCAAAAGAAGGTCAGAAAATTCTTCACGAAAGAAATGATAACGAAGCAAAAATTATATTAGAAGAATGGGAGAACAATGATGAAAGAAACATATAATTTAGGTGAGAGTGTAGTACATAGAGATAGTCAAAAAATGGGGAAGGTTGTTGATGCCGTAGATATTTCTGAAGATGGTACTACTGAATCTGTACAGGTTCAATTTGAAGACGGAACAACCGAATGGTATTCTATAAATGAAGTTTCAAAAATGTTATATGGTTAATATTATTTTTTAGTATTTTCTATTTTTATAGGCTCTTGTGTTTCATATATAACATCTGATTTGATGGTAGAACATTGTCTTAGGTGTTGTATTTTTATAGGTAGACCTATTGTACTTTCATTACGAATTATTTCTGATAGAGTTATTTCAGTCATATCATCATTAATAGAAATAACCATAGCATCATTTTCATCATTATATTTAGTTCCAATAAAATTTAATTTATCTCCTGCCATTATTCCCCAATTATTAAAGTTGGGTTTATATATTAGATTTGTCAGTTTATCTATTTTTTTAGAACTAAAAAATTTATTTGTAATTTCTATTTGAGGTGTTTTTATAAAAAATTGACCTTTCCATTTCATTTTATCGAAGTTGCCAATATTAGAAGATGATTTTGCAACGATTAGATTATTGTTCATGAAATTTAGAAATTCATAATTCCCATCTATCGTTATATCAATAGAAAATTCGTCTTGAACATATCTAGCGTTATTTATTGTAAATGTACTTTGCTGTGGTATTAATGTTGAGAATGTTGCGTGAAGTTGGTTAATATCATCTTCATCTATAACTTCACTATAATCTAGTATTATTATATTTTTTTCGGATAATATTATATTAGGTCTGTTTTTTAAAACGGTTAATGTTGATTGTGTATTGTTTATATTTTTTTTGAATATTAAACCGGGAAATACATTTTCATTTAATAAACAAAATCTAGAAGATTCAGTTTCGTTTGTGTTTTTTGGTTTTTTTCTTTTCTGAAAACTACCTCTCGAAAATGACATATTAAGACCCTATGCATCGAACTGTTTGATTTCCGCTAATACTTCTTACATATATTTTATTTAAGTTTGATACTTGTAAAAATACATTTTCACCGGGAGTAAGAATATATCCTGATGCAGAATTTTTTTTCATCATTTGGTTTCCTACCATAATATTATCTGTGTTACCTGCATCGGCGGATACATATACTCCGTTATATACAACTGTGTTGGAGTGTATTTGGTTTGCACCACTTCCTACCACGATACTTGTTGAAATCAATTCGTTTGGTTGATATACTCTATGAACAGCAGTATTAAACATTATTCCGTTATTTGGAATAATTTGATTACTTATACTCATAGTACCTTTATCTTCAAAAGTATCTACATGAGTATTTAATTCCGAAACGGCATCTTTAATTCTCTCTGTGGTTGTTTGAATGCCTCCAAGTCTACCAGATGCGGTGCTTGTATCTGTTGTAATCTTACCGAGATTTTCTGAGGCTGCACCACCAAGACCCACAACATCGGAACTTGTTAGGCTTCTGATATTGAGACCTGATGGACTTGCTACCTCTAATGCACCACCGGATAGCGGTCCCTTTACTACCACCTCATCGGCTGTTACACCCTTTATTGCAAGACCCTCACCCGCACCTGTTGCATTTCTTACATATACATTTGTGCTAAGAGTTACATTTCCTGTGAATACACCGTTATCGATAGCAACTTTTAATGCACCATCACCAGATACACCAAGAGGATTACCTGCCGAGTCGAATAATTTTACATGTGTGCCGGTAGTACCGTCTGCACCCCATACTGCTACGCTATCTCTGTTAGCAATAAGATTTCTAATTTCCAAACTTCCACCCGCAGGCATATGTGAGAGTCTGATACCGCCAGTTACTTCAATTGCCCTTGCACCTGTGACACCATGAATACCAACAGCATCTTTATCATATCGTAATTTTCTTATATTAAGTTGACCTTGACTCATAGTTATACCAATAGGAAATCCACCAGATATACCTTGGACACCAACATAGTCAATATCTCGGTCAAGTATTGATGAGTTTTGTCCTGCACCAGGTTTTGTTTGAAGATTTATACCCGTATATCCTGTGTAACCAATAGGTCCACCATACAATCTTCGGATTAAACCTTCACCCAATCCTTTACCCGGCTGTCCACCACCATATGTAATACTAACTGGATATGCGGCAGAGTATCCTTGTATAGAACCTGTGACTTTAATAGGATTGAAATGATGGTCCCTTGTATGACCAGGTCCGTATGCAGTAGGACCACTCTTACCAAATGTTGGTCCTACAAATTGAACAATCCCACCAACAACAGGATGGTTCCATCCATCTAGTTGACCGCCGTGAATTTTTAATGCTTGGTTGATGTTTACACCACCAGTGATTTTTAATGCATTATTATCACCATCAATCAATGCACCAGTAGTTCCTTGAGAACCATCAAATAGTTGTACAGGAAGTGGTTTTAGTTTTGTTGTTCTATAAGTGTTATAATTATCACCCCATGCAACTTTAACTATTTGTGCGTGGGTTAGGGTAAACCCAGTTCCTCCGGCAGAACCCCAATCTGTAGAGATGGCATAGGTTGAACCACCTATTATTACTCCGTCACCTGTTTGTCCGTTGCCGATAATTATGCTCATTTATTTTTCTCCGATGTGTAAGGTTACTACATATATTATGTATTATGTATAAAATATGTCTTGAATTTATTTTAAGTTGTGCTATAATACTGAAAATATAAGGAATTGGAATATGTCATTATTTATAAACAACGAGAATATATCCGCACAAATAGAAAATTTTGTCAAAAGGAATGGTGGAGAATATATCGATGCTGTATTATATGTATGTGAAGAGAACGAGATAGAACCAAAAGCAGCAGTAAAATATCTAACAAAACCTATAATAGAAAAACTAGAGGTTGAAGGAAGAAACCTGAATATTTTACCAAAAAAGTCATCAAAATTACCCATATAATGGTTGACATTTTCAATTTTGATGATATAATTCATATAAAATAAATCGGAGTGGGGAGTTCCCACTGTAATAAAATAAAAGGAGACAATAATAATGTCATTTTCAGATTTTAAGAAGCGTTCAAAGAACAGTATTTCGGAATTATCTTCCAAATTAGAGTCGGAGGATAATAAAAAATCATATATTGATGATAGGTTTTGGAAGCCAGAATTGGATAAATCAAGCAATGGTTATGCTGTTATTCGGTTTTTACCACCATCAGATGAGGATGGTGAAGAAACACCTTGGGCAAAATATTATTCTCACGGATTTAAGGGTGTCGGTGGATGGTATATCGAAAATTGTCCAACAACACTAGGAGCAAAATGTCCTGCTTGCGAATCAAACAACAAATTATGGAACAGTGGAATCGAAAGCGATAAGGATATTGCTCGTAGTAGAAAAAGAAAACTAAATTATGTTTCTAATATTTTTGTTGTGTCTGACCCTGCTAATCCACAAAATGAGGGAAAGGTGTTTCTTTATCGATATGGTCAAAAGATTTTTGAAAAGATTAAAGAAGCAACACACCCAGAATTTGAGGACGAGACACCAATTAACCCATTTGATTTTTGGAATGGTGCTAATTTTAAATTAAAGGTACGGAAAGTATCTGGTTATATTAATTATGATAAATCAGAGTTTGAATCTTCTGCATCTCTTTTTGAAGATGATGGTAAAATGGAAGAGGTTTGGAAGAAACAATACTCTTTGAGTGAGTTTACAAACCAAGACAAATATAAAGAACACAATGAATTGAGTTCTCATCTAAATAGGGTTCTTGGGGAAAATATTCGGTCAACTGGTTCGGATGTAAAAAATGATACTATTGAAGATACGAAAATTACAGAAGCAACTAACAATTCTATTGTGAATGAATCTACTATGGAAGATTCTGATACCGAAGCAAGTGATGCATTGTCATATTTTGAGAAATTGGCTTCTGATAGTTAATTGTTTGTGTTTTTTGTATTAGGGAGAGGAATTAATTCCTCTCCCTTTTTTATTAGAACATTGAACCATTTCGTTCTTCATTTCTGGTTTGATTGAATGCAGGTTCATTTAATCTTGAATCACCTTGCCCCTGTGCAATATTTGATGTGTTGTTGGTTACATTATTTACTGGTTGGTTTATGGCAACAACATTTTCATTTTTATCTGTTGCATTTTGTGCCTGAGGCATCCCCATTATTTTCTGTTGAGTTTGGTTTACTAACGCTGCTCCAAGACCTATGTTGGGTGCCGATTCTATACCAAGTGCGTTTTGGGGTTTTAAATTGGCTTGATACATTCTTTCTTCGTTTTCAATAGCAGCAAACGAAGAAAGAGTACCCCGTACATTGGATGTATTTTCAAATGCTTTTTTGAGATTGTTTTTATATCTATTGTCTTCTATCTCCATCCAATCCCAATTCCCTTCACTGCTCGTTAGGTTTCTTAATTTTTCTCCAACATCACTAAAACTTAAACTATACCATTTCTTCGCTTCTTCATAATCTCTGAATCCCATATTTGCTATGATGTTTTTTCTTTGTTTTAGTAGTTTGGTTGCCGCTAACATAGAAGCGTTCGCTAACTCGTCTTCTCCTAATTTTCTGAATTCAAGTGCTTCATCTATTCTCATACCTATCATTTTTTCATTTACTTCTAGTTGTGCTTTTCCTCTATTCATTTTTATATTCTTTTTTACATCTTCTTCATTTTTTGGTTGTTGTCCCTTTGGTCCAAGATGGTCTTTGGTTGGGTCTTGTAATACCACGCCAGTTTCTTTATCGTAAACAACTCCGTCCTCGCCTTTTTCCCAACCCTGCCCAAGAGTTTGTTCTGTTCCTCTTGACTTTGTTAGAAGATTTCTTTCCCATGCTTTTCCACCATGCCACACGCCTTCTGCCACTAAACTTAGTCCGAGTGTACCGCCCGCCGCGGCTATCCTCGCTGCTCTAATCGTATTCACCCCCACTTTAGTTGCAGCGGCTGCTTTTGCCAAATCTGCTGCTCTTTTCACCTGTAGACCTGCCCTGTATGCTTTGGAAGTTTTATCTAATATTTTTGCAGTATCCGCAGTTCTTCTGCTAACACCCGCCGCGTTCTTTATCCAATTTACTAAACCACCAACACGTTGACCTCCTGCCACGGCACGACCACCACCGGGAAGAAATTGTCCTCCCTTAAAACTTTTACCAAAAATTAAATTTTTTACACCACCAAGGGTTCTTGAAATTATTCCTGGTCCCTTTGTTGCTGCACTCGCTGTTGCTTTTGCTGCTGCCCCTCCTCCTTTAAGTGTGGATGCAAGTCCTTTAAAACCAAGCATACCAACTACACCTCCTAACAATCCTTTACCTAACTTTAAAGCCCAACCACCCATTTTCTGTATAAGTGTTAGTTTTGCTGCATCTTTACCAAGGTCCATAGCCTGTTCGCCAAATGATTTTTTATCACCACCTGCACCACCTGCAACACCACCTGCAACAACACCACCTCTCCCTATTCCTCTTAGCAATTTTTTATTTTCGTTTGCATTTTCTTTTGCTAATAATTTTTTATCGGATGTTGTTTCTTTAGTTCTAATAAAAGATTCTTTTATTGTTTCTAAAACACCGTAAATTTTTTCAATTCCGTCTGAAAATGTGGTATTTATATTGGTAAGTTTTTCAGAGTTTTCTTCTGATACCTCTAAACCATCTTCATTTATTTTGGTATCCTCTTTTTCTTCTTTTTTAAAATCGCTGGTTGCTGCTCCAAATGCTTTACCTATGGCACCAGAACCCGGAAGCATACCCCACATACTCTTAACATGCTCTAAAGGATTAAATGTTTGAAGTATAGATTTTGTTTGTTTTATTGTTGAGTCTTTTATTTCATCAGAAAGAGTATCTGCAAATGCCCCTAATCTGCTTGTTCCAAAAACACTTTTGTTGGATGATGCACCACCAGAAGTTTGATTCTTTATTTCTTTGAGAAGTTTATCTCTTTTTTCATCTCGTTTCTTTTGTGTTTTATTTTCTTTGTTTTCTCTTTGTTCTTTTTCTTTTTCTGTATTTTTCTTTTCTGTTTTTTCTTTATTATTTTCGGTTGTATTTTTTTTATCTTCTTGATTGATTATTTTTGCAACTTCATTGGCAGTATCAATAGAAATATCTTTAGATACTTTTGATAGTATATCATCGTTGTTTGTTTGTTTCTTTGCCATAATTATAACCTACTTTGTGTTTTTTGGTTTTCCTCTGTAATCCATTTTTGTATCTGTAACATATATATCTCCCTTTCCCAAGGTATCATATTCTCTAATTCTTCTATTCCCCAACCATGATGTTGTTTCAGATTGAAGTTATAAACATAATGAGAATATAACGATGTGTGGGAAAGGATTAGCCGAAAAAATCCGCTATTCCTTTCATCACCAATTCCCTTTCTTCTCCATCCTTTGTTTTATATTTAAGTTCATATTGAAGGGTTGGTGAGTTTTCAAAAAATTCAACCAACGATTCAAATTTTTCTGGTAACATTCCTTCTATAAACTCTAATTTATCTTCTAGTGTTAATTCATCATTCTTGAATATTTCTGAATCAGTCCATATTTCTTCTATTGATATTGCTATTATTTTTAGTGCAGATTCAATGCCCATATCAGAAAAATCAGGAAAATCGTTTTTGAATATGGTGTTCATTGTTGGGTGTTTTAGAGTTATTCCGATGTTGTCTGTAATTTTAATTTTGTTTGATAAATCTTCTTTTTTTACAACTTCTACATCTAATAAATTTATTTCTGCTTGAAATTTTTCATCAGTAAACGGACAAGTAATAAGGGGTTCTACCGTTTCACCGATAGACTTGATTCTCAGTTGAAGAAACAACCATTCAAGGTCTACAGAAACAAGATTTCCTGCATTCTTTATATTATCACAACAACTTTCTACTATATTAATCATTGCTTGAATCATACCAAGTTCAGTACCTTCTTCCACTGCCATCAATAAGATTTTTTCTTCTTTTACTCTGAATGGTCTAAATTTGATTTCTTTTCCATCTGTTGGAAGAGTGGTTGTGTATGTGGGTATTTCTGATTTTAATAATTCGTTTATTTTTGACATTATATATTCCTTTTTATTTGATAATGTAGTCCCGGAAAGCGAATGATACAGTTTGTCTCACATAATCATTATTCATGTTATATCCTAGTTGTATTGGATTTATGGTTTTTGGATACAATTCCAATACTTCCATTTCAAAGGATGGCAAAAGAGGTGAGAACGAACTTTCTAATTTTATAGTCATTGTTCCAACATAATCAAAGTATTCTGGATTTAGTTGATTGTTGTTGGGGTCAATGATTAAATCCATCCATTCTTCAAGTTTTCTTCTTATCGGTTCATCCTCTTTAAACACAAATCCTATATCCAAATCACTAGAAAATAGTCTTTCGTATGCAACTTCTCTTTGAGGACCAAAAGTTCTTCTTGGTAATGTAGCAAGACTTCTTCCCGGAAGGGTAACAGTTTCCGCCATGAGGTTTTTTTCTGTTAAGGGGGTGGATGTAATAGACACACTGTATAGACTGGGTTTATGAAAACCTGTATCTAGCCATGTTCCAAATTGGTCAATTCCTAGGCTCATATACTATGTATGCTTTATAACAGAATATCGTCTTCTGTTATAATAATAAATTTCCATTTGTTTTCCTTACAATATTTTGTTGCAGCCTTCCATTTTGCTGAATTTATTTCGTATGTCATACATTCTTTGATATAGTTCTTTGTTTTTCTTTTTGGTTTCTTTGGTGGTTTTGTCTGTTTTTTTGGTTTTACTTCTATTATTAGGGTTTCTATTGTATTATTTTTGTTTATTTTTTCAATAAGGAAATCTGGATAATACTTATGCCACTTTTTGTCTACGTTTGAATAATACGGAATGGATATTTCTTCGCTTCCCCACCGCAATATGTTCTTGTTTTCGTCTAAATATTTACATACCCGTCTTTCCCACAATGAGCGACATACAATATTATTTACATTTCCTATGTATTTTGATGCGTTGTTGGGATTATACTTTGATTTGTACGCCATAAAATTATTTTCTCCATATATATTTATAGAATTCATTAAAATTAAGGATAACACAAATGAGATTCCCTACAACAGTACAGGATGAAATACCCAACTGGATGTCTATCAAGGCACATGAGTCTGCTAATAATTTAGCCCAAGATGTCACCACCAATTGGGGCAAACCAGTGGGGGAAGTCCAAATAGTTGCACCAAATGCTATTGTAGAGAATAATTCTCATAATTATGCTGCACATGATTTTAAAGCATCTCATGCGTTGTCTAGGGGTATAGGTACAACAGGGTTCGAGTGGAGTGATATATTAAATTCTGCCAAAGGCGCATCGCAAATTGTTTTGGATTTGGTTTCTAAAGGAGCAGGAGCAGAAGCCGGAAGGTTGAGCGGAATGGTTGTAAATCCGAGGTCAGAGCAAATGTACACTGCACCTGCATTTAGGAGTTTTTCTTTTCACTGGGAACTTACTCCATATAGTCAGGGTGATGCAGATGGATTAAAGGAGATATATGATAGTTTGAGAAAATGGTCATATCCGAAACTAGGACACGGTGGTTTACTTTATAAAATGCCACATGAATTTGAAATACAAAATGTTGGTTCTTCTGGTGGTGAACTAAAAAGTTTCGGAAAATATGGTAAATCTGTAATAACCAATATCAACATGAACTATACAGGAGCAGGTATAGCAGCAACATTTTCTAGTAATTCTGGTGCCCCACCTTTCTTCAATTTAGATATTACTTTTACGGAAGTAACATTGCAACACCAAGGTAGCGATGCAATCAAAAACCCCTAAAAGGACATAATATGTATTTTGACAAATTTCCAACAGTAGATTATAATTTCCGAAGCATTGGTGTAGAAGACCAAGATGTTTTAGATATTTTTATTCGTGTTAAGTTTTTATTTGACGATATCTTCACAAACAGAGCATACGAAACATACACAATGAAGCACGGAGATACTCCCGATATTATTGCTTATAAGCACTATGGTTCTTCTGATTGGTGGTGGTTGGTATTATTATATAATAATATTATAAATCCATTCAATGAATTACCAAGATTAGGTTTAGATTATAAATCAATTCCCGGTGAAGATGCCGAACCCGTTCCTATGGTTTATATTCAAAGAGAAGGTGGAGACATAAATTTAGATTTTAAACAGGGCGATATTATTGTAAAAATAAGGGACGAAAGTGCAGGAACAAGAGAAATAAGCACAGGTTACAGAACATGGGTTCAACCCCAACCCCTTCAACCCTCTGATTCAAATTTTGCAACAGCAAAAATAAACAAATGGAGAAGTTCTTTTAGGGAAGCAACATTATCTGAAATTCAAGGTGGTGGGTTTTATGTGGGAGATGACATTGGTGTTCTTGTCAAAAATAAAAATGAACCTGCTCGACTTGCATACTGGGGTAAAATTTTATTATCTTTAACCGACAGTGGAGATTCTATAAGTCATTTTGTTGATAATAGAAGTGGCAGAATAGTCCACCCAAGTTATAGTATAGAAGAAAGAATTATAAAACCCAGTGGACCTTTATATAACAAGGGAGATATCACAAACTCTATTTCGGGTACTCTTATCAATGCGGTTTTGGGGGGAAGCGGAAGTAGTGGTTCTACTTATGCAAAAGCATTTACAGCAGTTGTAAACAAAGAAACATTTGATGATTATTCTAAAAGCAGAATCAAGTTATTAGACCCGTCTTTCAAAGAAGATGCATATGACTTGTTGGTAGAATTATTAGGAAACAGAAAACTAACTTATGCAACATTTAATTCTGTTACTAGGAAAACAAACAAGAGTTCTTTTTTTGGTCTTCCCTCTGGTAATACACCAATTATCACAGATATAATTTATTGAATAGGATTTTATAATGGCAGACCCCAATTTTCAAGGACAAATAAAAATAAAAAACCTTACCATTGAAGGGTTGCGTGGTGGCGGAATCATTGATGTTATAGAAGAAGGTGCTTTGGAAAAGGTAGAAATATACGAGGATATGTTTGAACCGTCTTTGGCAGGTAAATTATTATTGTCTGACAAATATGATATTGGTGCTAAATTGCCTTTGGTAGGAGAAGAGGTAATTCTTTTAGATTTAGAAATTGAGGCATCGGGAATATTGTTAGTACCGCCTTTATATGTTTTTCATTCAAAAGAAATACACGGAGTAGGACCAGATGGTTTGGGAAAGAAATGGTGGGAATTATCTTTTAGTACAATATCACATGTAGCAGGAAAGGTAGACGACAATCATTTAAAAGAAGAATTCACAGGAAAAATCCATAAATTTGTAAAAAATATAATTGATGGAAATGAACCTTTCACATGGCTTACAGGACAAGGTGGAGATTATGATACAGAGATAGAAGAAACAGCAAATGATGTTATGTATCGTCCAAAATATTCTAGTTATCCTAAACTTAGAAAAGATGGACCACAGGATGTGTTTACTCTTATAAATCAACTTGCAGAAAATTCTATATCAAAAGAAAATATAAATGCTGCCAATTTTGTATTTTATCAAGATATTTATGGGTGGAAATTTAAGTCGATTGAAAGTTTTATGGAAAATGAACCCAAAAAAACCTACTGCGAAATTGTATCGGCAGACAATACTTCTGGTGGAAAGTGTAAAGAATTAGATTCACAAGTACAACACTTGACTATATTAGAACAAGGTAACCAATTACAATTACAACAAAGAGGTGCATTTGCTTCTGTTGTGAAATACTATAAACCAAGAATTGATAGTGAAAAATACCCTAATTGGATGATAGGTAGTATCGATACATTTTATTACAAGGTAAATTGTAGATTTCTTGATAAGTTTCCTGCTGCTATTCATGGTTTTAGAAGAGCAGGTAGTGGACAAGATTCTCATAGATGGCATTATGCATTTTCAGAGGTATATTTGGAATATGATTATGTAAACCATACTCCAATATTTAAAATTAAACCGTTGAGTGAAAATCCTATTCGTTCTAGTGTTCAGTTTACAGAAAATGGTATTGTAAATACAGGACAGTTATTTTTTGAACCAGCACATAACACAATAGAAACAGGTAATGATAATGTTTGGGATTATTCTTCGAGGATTGGATGGGAAGCACCAGGATTTAGAATTGATACTGTATTGTGGGAAGATGGTTGTTATAAACTTCAACCTATACGAGGTTCAAAACCTTCAAATGTAAATTATAATAATACAGAAGAAGACATCGAAGAAGTTTTTGATAATATGGAAGTTGGAAAAAAGTTTCCAATTGTTGAAATGAAAATATACAAGGATGTGAACAACAGACCGCATTATTTCTTTAGTGCTTCTAATATGCAAGATGGTGAATGTGATGAAGAAGATTCTGGTGATGATTGTAAATTACAATCATAATTTAGGGGATATATTATGAAGAGACCGTGTTGTTGTGATAGGGGAGCGTGTTGTTTACCCAATGAAACATGTAGAGATAATGTAACTCAAAAGTTATGTGAAAGAAGCGTTGAAGATGGTGGTATTGGTGGTACATATCAAGGCACAGATAGTTTATGTGCAGACCCTTTTGTTAATTGTTTTCATGTTAGGGGTGCGTGTTGTTTTTGTGAAAACGAGGATGATGTAACATGTATAAACACTTATTTACAAGAAGAATGTGCTAACGAAAACGGAATATATCAGGGAGATGATACTGCATGTGAAACAATAGTGGGGGGTTTTAGAGGATTGGGAGACCCACCAGAAGGACTTGATTGTGTATGTACTGGATATGGTGCGTGTTGTTTACCTAATGATGGTGGTTGTGTTATATTGCCTTGTCATGAATGCTGTGGTGCAGAGGGTTCATTTCAAGGTGGTGGTCAACAATGTGTAGACGGATTGTGCGATTACCCAGAACCTCCCGTAATGGGGACTTGTTGTTATTATCCAACATGCTGTCTTAGTCAACTTTGTTATAAACGTGCTTCTAGAACAAATGATGAAAGTTGTGGTGAGGTGGGTGGAGACTTTTATCCTGGTGTTTGGCCTGATGAAATTGAGTGTGAAACACCCGACCAAGAGTGTGCGTGTCATTTTGGTTGGTATTCTTGTTGGAATATAAATAACTGTCATTGTGATTTTTTAGGCGGAATTTGGGATTGTAGTTGTCCTTGTTGGGAATGTTGCGGCGACTGTTGTTTACATACTGATTGTGAAGATGATATGTGTTGTAATGATGGAGTATGTGAAGAATGTGATGATAGCGGCGGTGGTGGTGGTGATGAATGTGAGGAAAATTCTGATTGTGAACCTCTTTGTTGTATAGAGGGTCAGTGTGTAAATTGTCCTTGGGGGGGCGACACTTGTTGTCATCCCATGAACTGTAACAATCCGGAAGACTATGAGCCTTGTCCAGATGGTCAATGTTGTGTTTGTACAAATGGGTCTTTTGGATGCAGTGGTTCTGGGACTTGTTGTGCCCAGTGCGAAGAGTGTCCACCAACAGGTGCGTGTTGTTTTACAGATGGTCATTGTGCAGAGACACAGTTTCCTGATATTTGTGATG